GAGAGTTGGCAGTGTTCTTGGTTGAGTAACGAGGAGCAAAGCCAGTGAAGCGCTCAGGGTTGGTGAACTGATTGCCGTAGATGAGCGTTGCGGCGATCTGTTGGGACATACCTTCAAGGAAGGCACGAACTTCAGAGAGACGGAACTCAGCGGTGTTGCCATTGAGGTCGGCAATGTCTTTGTCGATCACCGCGTAGGTTTCGAGATTTCCGCAGGTGTCGACGATCTGGGCGGTGGTTGATTTGGCATTGGGGACGCCTTGGTTCAACAGACGCCAAGTGGCCTGAGGCAGGCCAGTGCGGACGGTGGTTTTGTGTCCGGTTGGGAGGTTGCCTTCGACAACGAGCATGTCATCGAGGATCTCGTTTGTTTGGGAAAGGAGTTCGATGATGGAGGCGATTCGATAGCCATCTTCGAGCCGCTTGGCCCAGTCAGCATAGGTTAGGGCAAGTGCGCCAATAGCAGCCATGGGTTATGGTTCCTTAGAGAGGTTGAGGGTGGGATGGACTAGCGAGATGAATCTGGGCATTGCCGTTCAACCTCTCTGAGGTTTCATCACGATAGATTGGGGAACATAGCTTTGGCGATGTTGACGGGACCCTTTGAGCCTGGGGCCTTTTGGCCTTCAGGTGAGGGACCATTGCCAGCTACGTGTTTGCCTTCGCTCAAGGACTTGCCCCAAGAGTTGAGGGCCTTGACGATTGTTGGATGGTTGCCGAGACCGGATAGGTTCATGACTTCGTCGAAGGAAGCACGTTGATCGGCAGGTAGGGAGGCTTTGAGTTTGCCAATGTTCTCGCGCACATCGGTGCGGAGGCCATCGCCGGAGGCCAAGGTGGAGTCCTTGAGGACGTCTGCTCGCCATCCAGAGACCATGTCATTGAAGGCGGTTTGCGGAGCGCCTAGGGTTTTGGTCATGTCCTTGCCGTAGAAGTCGACAAGCTTCTGGGCTTGGTCTTGGGTGAGGCCCAGATCTTTGAAGACAGCGGAGGCTTCCTTCAACGTGTCTGGGTTGAGGGTCTGGCCATCGGCAAGTTTGAAGTCTGCATAGGTTTCGGGGACGACAGGTGCGTCAGGCGTCTTCGGTTCGGTAGGGATCGTAGTCGTCCCCGCCAAGGATGTCGATTGATCCTTCAGTGTCCCGTCGGGAGTCCGGGCTTCCGTCGAATTGTTCAGCACTGGTTCCTTCGGAAGATCTAGGACTGGTGCTTCGGTTGTCACTGTCGTGTCGGACATTGGCTTCTCGCATCATTGGGAGATATTGCTCAGGGCAAAAGCGCATAACATCGTTGAGCAGTTGAAGACCGATGTTACGTTGGCCCTCTGCGAAGGCCGATTGGAGAGCGTTGAGGTTGAAGGTCGTGGCGAAGATGTGGCAGGTGGAGAGGTGTTCGTGAACGTAAAGGCGGCCTTCGATTGTGGACATCATGACACGGACGAAGTCGCCACGGGCGCGGTCAATGTAGGCAGCGCGCTTTTCTTGAGCACGGATTGATTTGCGGTCGGAGGCAGAGGCTTGGGACATTAGCCAACTCCAATCTGTTGACCAGCGGTTTGGCCATTGCCGATGTTTGCGTCGGCCATGTTCTTGGCACTCTTAGAGAGTTGTTCTGCCATCGCGGCTTGTTGCATCTGCTGTTGCTGTTGGGCTGCGGCATCGCGGATTGCTTTGAGTTGTTCGGGACTACGAATCATCTTGGGGTCGTTTTGAAGGAGCTTGGAATACTTCTCGATCATAAAGTCAGTGTCGATGTTATCCATCGTGCCGGGCTTGATGCCTTCAAGGGTGCCAGCGAATTGGGCCACGCGCTCGATTCCGCCTGCGGCTGCGGCTTGTTGGCTTTGGCTGAGCATAGAAACGTAGTCGACGGTGATCATCTGGCCGGCTATTTCAGGTGGAGCAGGAGGGAGAAAGCCAGGGATACGAGAAGCAATAGCAAAGACCCGGTCAATGGCGGGCCCAAGGACTTCATAGTCGATCCGTTCTAGTGCGGGGCCAAGGAGAACCATGGATTCTGCGCGGCGCATGTCCCATTCCATGGCAGTGACGTTGGAGCGAGTTTCAAATTGGCTAGCGGTCATCAGCACGTCGTTGAAGAAGATCTTGTTGAGGCGGGTGTAGCATTCCTTTAGGTCTTCGGTGATTTCGCCGACGGGGAACTTGGTGTCGTAGACGGAGGAGAAGCCTGGCTTTCCCGATGTAGTGTAACCAGAGACGTATGTAATTCCTCCTGGAAGGAGCGAAGCTGGTTGATTCTTGAGTTGCATGTCGGCCACGAGAGGCGGGTTAACCATCTTGTCGATGGCTTGGGCTTTACGTCGTTGTTCAAGTTGCACCTGCTTTTGGGTTGGGAGTCCGTCCATGGCGACTGATCGGCCATAGGCATCATTGGAGACTAGGTCCCAGCGACCAATGATTGCCATTTGCTCATGGAAGCCGCCGATGTAAAGGAAGCCTGGGCCTTGGCCCGGTGCGCCGCCTTGGGGGGATGTGGAGCCACCCCATTCCCAATAGACTTCCCAGAAGGACCACTTTGGGGATAGGTCAAAGCGCTCGGCATCGCCTGGGGTTAGGGGTTCGACTGCATGGGCGATGATGATTTCACGAGTGCGGTTTGCGCCGGAGGGATCGTCGTAGAGGGCTTGGCAGGAGGCGGAGCAGGATTCGTAGCCCCAACGATTGACGACTGCATCGACTGTCATGGTGAATTCGCGATAGAATATGCGGGGGCGGTATTGGCCATCGATGTCGACGTAGTATTCGCCAAAGCATGGGTTGTAGCAGTTGATGACGTTGTCGTAGTCTTCGTAGATTAGGAGAACGGCGGTGCCGAAGATAACAAGGTCGAAGTAAAATGTCGCAATGCAGTTGTAGAAATTTGATTCGCCGAATATAAGATACAATAACCGTTCACACTCCGCAAGCCAAAGGCTAACTGGAGATGTTTGGGTAGAATCAATCTTACCAACTCTAAGCTTGAACCATGGACGGGTAGGAGAGGACTTTCCGGAAACGAGACCTGAAGCAAGATTTCTGGCACAGATCACTCCTGTTTCATCGAGGATGTGTTGGTTGATTGGGGAACCACGATAGGCTTGGTTCGGGGTTATGATCCATTTGTATCGCCGGGGAAGGAAGTAGTCTGCAAGTTCACGCGCATGGGTCCACCAGCTATACCTATTCACCCGTAGGCCCATGAGTCGGCCTACACAGAAGGTGTAGAGGGATTCGTGTTTAGGACTTAGGGTGCGGGGTGTTGGCACTTGGGACCATTGGTGGTTGGCGTTCGGCGGACATTTGGGCTGCGGCCATGAGGATCATTGAGTCGTCGGGTTTGGGGCGCGAGGCCTGGGATGGGATGGAGGAGAAGGGGACTACGGGCATCTTACTGGCCTACTAGAGTCTTCTGCCCAGTCTCACCACTGGGGACTGATGTTGAGCCAATGAAACTTGGCTGTGCAGATTGGCCTCCCCCAGGTTTGCCTTGAGGAGATTGGGCCGGTGGTGCGGCCATGGGTGGAGGAGGTGGTGCGGCTTGAGGAGTTGCAGTTGGGGCAGTGGCTCCGCCACCACTGACAGCAGCAGAGGCACCGGCTCCGGCGAGTCCGGCGAGAGCAAGGCCGGTGAGGGTTACAGGGTCGACCATGGAAGTCTCCTATACTTGTTGTAAACGGGTTACGCCGGTCCAGTTGCCACCTATCTTTTGTAAGATGGACGTGGCTAGGATTGGGCCGGGAAGTGCGATTAGGATTTGGATATACCAATCGCCGTCATTGCCACCAGTTGGTGCTGCGGTGCCGAAGGTCCATTGAGGGGCGTTGAGGCCTGCGGTGCCCCCAAGAACGCCAACGCCATCGACTGACCAATGGCCACACCAATCGGTTGGGTCAACACGGGCCCAGTTGTTGCGGTCGCCGTGGGAAGATGCCGGCGGACTGAAATGGCATTCGGTGTTGAGGTAGAAGACGCATGTGGAGCAAGTGTTGCTCATGCGGACATCCGATCGGCGGAGTATGGGTTGTATTCGTGTTCGGCACCTGCAGGTTTGGCGGTTGCGCCTGCGAACTCCCAACCAGCGTCGATGGATTTGGCAAGGGGTCCGCCGAAGGTTAGGCATAGGGCATCGAGATCGTCGAGGATTAGGTTTGGGTTGTCTTCCATTAGGTCTTCTTTAGAGACCAGTTGGATGGCGTCTTGTTTGTTGAAGGTGTAGCGAATGGCGAGCATCGCGATGCGGAGTTCGGGATCGTTGGGGAGGATACCGGTCTTGAGCCAGGCACGACAGGCGCCTGCCATTGCGGAGCGCATGTTGGCGTATTTTTCGCCGGAGTTGTCATTGGCGATGCCGGTGATGGAGTCCTTGGCACCGAATTGGACTTCGGTGATGAACATCCGCTGTTGGCGACAGTTGTCGACTACGCCACCGCCGACGCCGCCGCCGTCGATGAAGATACCGTCTGGATGCCATTCGTATGCGGCGTCGTGGATGCGGTTGGCTAGTTCGACCGTGTTGATGCCATTGTAGCGACGACGCTGTATCGAACGCGCATCCCTACCTTTACGCGGGAAGATGACACTGTTGTTTTGGCCGAACCTGGCGACATCAACTCCGAGAGCAAGAGGGGTGAATGCATCAACAAACACCTCACGATCGCTCGACATCGCCGCATCAATATCTGCCGCTGAGAAGAACTCCATTTCACCGACGCGGGGAAATTGTCCAAGTACACGGATGCGAACAAAGTCAGAGTCCAAACCGTAGGCCTTAATCCATTTCTCGAACCTGGGCTTATTGGTGACTTTGACGGAACGGGAGTCGATCTGACGGGTGTGCCAGAATTCGTGATGTCGGCCTCCTTCAAAACATTCCTTGAACCGTCCGCTGTTACGGGTTGGGTTGCCGAAGACGAGCCAAAGGATCTCGGTATTGTCATCGGTTAGTGCGCCTTCTGCGGTTTCCCAGATCACGTCACTGATTTCGCTGGCCTCGTCGAAGATCAGGAGAATGCGTTTGCCTTGATTGTGGAGACCAGCGAACGCTGCTGGGTTCTTCTCGGACCAGGGGATCATGTCTATCCGCCATGTCCTCTCCCTATCCGGGTCCTTGGAGAAGAGGGCCGTGGCGGTGAGTTGGAAGTGGTCACGTGTGAACCAGCAAAGGTTGAACCACTTGCCGAGCTCGGCCCAAGTCTTGGTCTTGAGTTGGGTTTCGGTGTTGGCTGTGATGACACCGCGACAGTCGGGAAATGTACAGAATGCCCAGAGGATGAGCCAGGCGACGGTAGCGGACTTGCCGATGCCGTGCCCGGAGGCGGTGGCAATTTGGATAGCTTCCGATGGGTTGAGAAGGCCACTGCGGATAAGCTCCATTAGGTCGCGGGACCAATCGTCGGGGCCGTCGAAGCGTTCTAGGACTGTTCCTTCTTGGCCCCAAGGGTATGCGCCAAGGGTGAAGGCAAGGGGGTCGCCAGAGACCGAAGCAAGCCATTCGTGGAGTCCGTCGGATGAAAGGCCGCTTTCGATGTACATCAGGTGACTCCAATTGGGAGTCGGCCAGCGGCGCAGAGGTTGTTCCGTTCAAGACAACCCCGCAGCCTGCTGGCCTTCCCTAGGCCCTTGGCGCGCAGACTCACCGAGGACTTA